TAAGCCGTTCTTCAGCTTTAGAAGCTCTTTCTTCAGCATGTTTTACCTTAGAGTCAAACTCCTTTGAAACATACTCAGCATGCTGTTTTCCTATCGCATCCATAGCCATAAGTTGCTGTTTAGTCATGCCAGTCTTTTCTTCAAAATCTTTCCACTGTTCTTCTGTAAGCTGCTGAGCAGGCTGGTTACGCTGAGTCTGCTGCATCTGTTTAAAAACTTCAAGCTGCGCTTCAGCCTTTATCTTGGCTTCGTTTGCTTCTTTGAGTGCCTTATCCTGTGCCTCTTGCGCAAGCCGCGCTTTTTCTTCCGCGGCCTGTTCTTGTGCTTCTTTTTCCAACTCTTCAGGTGTCTTTTCTTTAAGTGTCTTTTCTTCAGGCGTCTTTGGCATACATCCTCCGTTACGCGTTGTCTTGATTGTGTATACTATCTTTGATTGTCTTCTTGCTGTTATTCAGCTCTAATATCCTTTCTGATACTTGATCAGTGTACTTTTCGGTATTATTAATCTCTTCTATAAGATCTTCCGCGCATACCTTAGCAGCCTCATGCGCCTTTAACTCAGCAAACACCATTTCAGCTGACTCTCCCATCAATTGTTTATGACGCAAGATGGCATGAATACGCTCATCGTTAGCATCCTTGGTTTTTTTTAGGATATCGATGATGCTAGTTTTAAAGACCGTAACGTCATTAGACTTAAGACCACTTAAGCCTTTTTCGAGATCTTTTAACCTTGAAATATGGTTAGATACGTCTATCAAGTTATCTTCTGTGTATGCTATCTGCGACATCTAGGCCTCCCTTTAATTATAACATATTTATCTTGTCTTGTACACTTATTTCCTTGTCTACATTACACTGTGGGCATTCCAGTTTGCATAGGCGGTATCTGTGGAGCAGGAACCTCTGGGGGCATCATACCATTTAAGTTATTACCAACATTCACAGCTGTGTTTTGCGCGCTTATAACAAGCGACTCTTTGTCAGGCTCGCCAGAAGCTATTATCATACGGTTCCATATCTGAATGCTTATAGGATCTTTCATCATCAAACCTTGCTGTAATGCCTTATAAACCTGCATTAAACCACCAAGCCTTTGCATAGCAAATTCAGGACTTATAGTTACTGACCTTCTCTTAGCGCCAAAAAACAAAAACTTGCTAAGGTACAAATTTTTATCAAGCTCTTTAAACTCTATCTTACCATCCTGATCTATTGAATACTTAATTTTGTCAGGCCCGTACTGAGATAACAACGCCGTATGCAGCTGGGCTAACTTAGGTATAGATCTCCTAAAAATATCTAGGTAATCATCCACCCTAAGATTAGCCTGATTCATCAAAGCTAACGTTTTTCCCATGGGTGCCCTCGGATCGCTGGGGGTTTCTTTACCAGACAACGCCTGCGTAGGACCTATGGAAAGTTCGAGATACCTTACTATGAGGTTTTCTTCATCAGCAGAGTTGCCGGGTTGGTCCAAGTTTTCTAGCTTGAGCTGTTTCATCGCGGTATTTACGTCGTCAACATAATATGCTACCCCTGGCCTTACAACGCTTTCACTTCTATTGAGATCAACGTCGTCTTTGATCCTTTTTTGTATAAGCAGGATTGGGCTGGTAACAAGCGTCCTTATGTTATTCCTATGTCTGTGCAAGGTGTCGAGAAGCTCGAATTTATCCTGCCCGTCAGCTAGCAAAGAACCCCCATAAAATCTTCCGTCTCTTTCAATAAACCTAAAATCAACGCACATGTCTACATTATTACGAAGATGATACGGCTGAAAAGCGAGCACTATCTTTCTTTCTGGAGAAAACGTTATAAGATATTTTTCGTTTATGCTGTCATTGTCCAAATCTAATTTTACGACAGCCTCTACCCTTAAATATGGTTTGTCATCTTCAACAGACGAATGAGTTACGAGCCCTTCTATAAAATTTCTTGAAGCTGACCATCTATCATTTTTTGCGTCAGACGCAGCTGATAATAGTTTTTCTACCTGGCTAGGATAATACTCACCCAATTTGGCCTTTGCCTTTAATTCTACCTTTGTCTCATAACCTATCCTGCCGTACATTTCCATTTTAGAAAGTGATAAGGCACAGACTGGATACGTAGGAAATTGTGCCAAAGGCACCACCTCGTACTCAGGGCCGTCTTGAGTGATAGATTTATACTGAAACGTGCACCTAACCTCTAACTCAGGATCAGCTATAAAATTATCTAAAATTCCGTTGTATTCCTCTTCTGAAATACCTGCGGCTTCAAAATCTGGGTAATCATCCATAAACTCATTAGAATCTTTATAAATCTTGACATCATTGCACATCTCAATAATCCGGTTCCAATAACCAGTCAAAATGAGAGTACCATCTCTGAAACAAGGTACGGTGCCGCTTTTTAGGACATCCAAACCGTTACATTCCCTATAAAAATTATTATTAATCGACTCCTCTATTAAGGAGGTATCGTTTATGCTAAGCTCTTCTTTATTTTTAGAGGTAGCAGAAAATATGTTAGGATCCTGATACGCAGTCTTATTAAACGTGGCTTTAAACGTACGAGCCATGCCAGCGGCGTATCCTATGGTTATATTGCTTGCTCCATCAAAAGGAAAATTGGTAGGTTTAACAACGCCCTCGAGTATCTCGTTCAAAACAACAAGCCTATTGCGCATAGGCCTTGTCTGCTTATCCCAGCAGTCGTACATTTTACAAACCTTGCTGGCTATCTTTGTTAATTTTTCTTCGCCTATACGAAGATTTTTTGTCTTGGTTACCTCTTCAACTTTCTTTATCTCTGTTAAAATTGTGTCTTGGATATTCTTAGGCGGGTTGAGGCTTATATTCAAAATAGCCATTATCTCTCCTGACTTTTATACGGCCTAAGCTCGCACATGGTCTTAGTCTCACATCTTGGGCACCACAGGCTCCTTTCTTCAAACATCCTATAGCAGTTGCTGCACACGTATCGCTTATTTCCTGTAAGCCCAGACTGTAAATTAGACATACGCACCTCGCTTTCAAAGCGAGGCGCGCGGATGTCCGTCTCCCGTCTCCGGTTGAGGCTAGGCACGTTATTCCTTGCCTTTTATCTGGGGGAGCTTCTTAACCTTCGCGTTAGGATTACAAGTTTCAGTGTAATTAGCTTTCGCGCTTTTCCCGCCCTTCCCGCCTTTCTTCCACCCATCTCCAGCGGCTCCGCCGTCGGACAACGAATTTTCCTTCCTGGTACCCATGGTATACCTCCTGTTACTTTTTGCCGAACAAAAAATTTTTAGTATTCTGCAGCGCCTGGTTAATACTTCTGCCAGCCGGTTTTACGGTATGCTGTTTAGCTGTCAAGGCCTCTTTATGAGCGCCTATCAAATCAGCTTTAACAGAGTCCATGATAAGCAGCAGGTCAAGCGCTGAATATTTATCTACAGGTATTCCAAGCCAAAATACCCGGTTTTCCCTGTTATACTGCATATACGGGCTTTCCACGACTGGCAACTGCATTGGTTCTTTCTTTGGCGCTTCTGTCTTGATCTCATCAGGCATGAGGCATCTCCTTCGCTAAAACGTCTTCCTCTCGTATAATCACGTACCTGCTTTCGCCCATGGTGATGATAGGACAATCAAGGGTTACGGGGTCCGCGTATATGATGTCTCCTTTACAAAGCTTGTGTTTGAGCCGTTTGAAACTTACGCCAGCCCCGATCTTTTCAACTATAGCTTTGTAAGCCATCCGGCGTCTTTTGACGCGCCTTTCTGTTACAGTTTCAGGGATATACACCCCGCCCTTTGTCTTTTCATCGTCTTTTAATTGCTTAACAATGATCCGGTCTCCAAACAACTGTTTTATGTCGTCTATGTTAGCTATATCCATACTGGCCTCCTGTTGGTATAAATATTATATAATAAATTTACTTTATTGTACATATTAATTTTCAGTCCTTAAACCATACCTAGGCCCCTTAAAAACCGGTAACAATACGCTAGAAGACCTCCTGTTAAAGGTCCAGATCTTGTCTTTAAAATTACCGTGTTTAACCTCATCTCCAAGGCCCATCTTAGAACCTATATAAAAAGCTATACCGCAAGCCATAACTTGATCAGAGAAACAACCCTCTTGAGGTTCCATCTTGTCAGTATGATCCTTATTATATATAAAAGACCTCATCTCGTCTATAAGACCAGCGTCACGAATACGCAGCCTAAAATCTCGTATACCCTCGCCTGCTAGGTGATGGATCATCATCGGCTTGGTCTCTGAGGTCGTAGCCCAGCCATACAACTGCTCCTCTGTCCTGTACCCTCTCGGCTTCTTATCTCTAATATAGATGTTAGGATAATTTACACGGATAAGCCTGCTCATCGTAACGGCCCCGCAACCGGGCCAGCTCTCTGGAACAAGCAGCGCGGTATTATAAAAATACCCGATATTAGAAAGTATATCGCCAAAATCATCTGGCGGGCAACGACCGTGATAGCTAGCTACCTGTGTCCCCTCGCTAAGATCTAACACGAACGCGGCAGAAAA